GATCAACAGCATCAATGGTAGCTTCTTCATAAGTACCATCTGTATCAGTAAAAACAACAACATCACCAGCATCCACCTTATAAGACTCCATCATAGGAACCTTACAAGTAGCTGCGGCGTTCAAATCAGCAGACAGAAATACCCTGGAATAATCGCTTTCCGAAATAGTGTCCGGAGTATACGGTATTAGATTTCCAGAATTGGTGTCCTTTGCCAGTATTGTTCCCAAAGGAAGACTCCCATACGCAGCCCGAAAAGTCTTGTCCAACAAAAGGGCAACTTCTCTAGGACTCTTATACAACCGGCGTTCAAAATGGGCATAAGTCCCTTTAAACGTCTGCTGCGGAATATTTCCTCCCAAACCCGCATTTGTACGATCCAAACCGGGGTAAATGGGCCTATTTGCATCATAACCAGGAATAGCCATATCTTTTACCTCCTTTTAATATTTATTGTTTAGCTTCGGTTCCGCCGACATAGCCCAACATTTCCGATACCAAATCTTCATCTTCTTCGCCCGAATTTTCAAAACGATTATCTCCAAAACCCAGCACAGAAGATGTTGCTTCCTTAGTAGTCTCCTCCCAAATTTCGGCAAAATCCTTGATTTCGGAATCAACAGCTTCAGAAAACTTGGTCTGGTCGAACTTTCCTTCGGAATCAACATACAGATTATAATCTGTCTGTTTCCGCACTTTATCGTGCAGTCGTTCAGGGACCTGACTGGCTGCCAACTTCTGATTTACAATATTGTCGGCAAATGTCTTCAGTTCTTTTTCCTTGCGCAGATTTTCCTGCTTCTCCAAAGCCGCAATACGCTTTTCATACTCAACCGTACTCTCTTTTTCAGAAGCCTTCAAGGTTTTAATCTCCGCATCCCTAGCCTCCAAAGAAGCCTTCAAATCCGCAACTTCCTTGTCAGTAGTGCCATTATCTTCCTGCGCCGCAATAAACTGCGCCAAAACATCATGGTACTCTTGGTTCTCTTCTTTCAACTTTGCCAAAAGTTCATCAATAGTCATATCTTTTTCTCCTCCTTCATCCTTTGTTTCTGATTCTTCAGCATTCAAAACTACCACTTCCACTTCTTCCATATCATCTTCACTAGCAGACACCGATGTATTTTTATCTACACCAAATACGCATACAGAAGATTCTTTGAATTCACTAGCCCGCACAATAAGTGCTGGTCCTTTGACTTTTCTTCCATTGACTTCTGCTGTCTGTTTTTCTGCCAATTCCTCCGTCTTCTGCGGTTTAATGGAAATAGATGCCTGATAAGGAAACTCATCCAATAAATTCTGTTTGAATTCTGCGGCATCTGCATTTGACAAAATTTTAATTTCATCAAATACCACTCCATCCTCCCCAACAGTAGGACGTTTATTAGAAACCCCAATTTTACGACTAATATCGTGTTGTTCCAAAATGGGAAATCGTTTTTTCTTCCCGAAATCTATACCAGAGATATCAATGGCAACGTCTCCGAACAACCAATGACTCATCACATCTCCGGTATAAGTATTCATAGAAAAATGAGTGATGTCATCTTCGTTGTCTTCTTTAGAGAAATTCAAAAAAGAAGAATTCTCCTGTGGGGTCAACTGAATACCCTTTTTAGGAATTTTTAACTTTTTTTTAATCATCAAACCACCTCCTTATCAACTCTCATTCAAGAATAAATAATTGAAATTATTCCCCTTACAAAATAATATTTTTTATTTACTCTTGAGTGTTGGGTTATTGGTTTTTACGTAAACACAAATATTTCAGTTTGTAAAGCCCGAAAACTCCCCCACCCTATTTTTTATCCGCCTCACCTCCTTTCTTTTTTTCAGAATCCTTAGATTCCTCTTTCCCCGATTGATTAGCATCTGCTACATCCGCAGCATCATCTACCGACAAAGTTTCGGGATACAACTCATCCTCAGTAGCCTTTTTCTTCCGTAACCAAACATAATTACTGAATCCAAGGCGGTTCGCAATCTCTTCTCTAGGAATATCCAAAACCTCAACCAAAGACCCATGCTTAGAACCTAACATAGCTTTAGCCATAGACTCAATATCTTCCAACCTGGAAACAGGCAAAGACACATCTATTAACTTATATAGTTCAGCATCCACTTTTTTCATAACAGGTTTCTTGTTTTTGAAATCAACCGCCTGATCCACTTTACGCACATACTCCAATTTAGGATCAATCACAGATTTCAAATACAAAATACCCCGCCAGAATGTATAAATCAAAAATAGCCGGAAATAATGCAATTCATCATTAATCCGATCTCCCTGTGGGCCTTGTGCAGCTTTAACAGAAGCATAAGAACTCCGATAATCTCCCAACATAGTATCCTGGGGTTTTTGCAACCCGGAACTGACCATTTGCATAATATCAGTATCTTCATCAGAGATTGAAGGCAATTTAGGATTCTCAACAGTCATAGTCATTCCAGGGGGCAGAATCATTGTTCCCCCAGGGTCTTTCGGCTGCATTATACCTGTCTTTTTCCTTTCTTCCTCAGTCATATTCAACCATTGTCGAAAATTCTGAATATTATCAATACTAATAACCCACAAATAAGCTCCACTGGACTTCTTATGATCAATCTCGAACTTCTTAAGTTCTTCGTAATAATTAACCCATTTTAAAGTAGTTCTAATATGGGAAGCATTTCTACGGGTCAGGAATCCTTTATTCCAATGCACCATAAAACGATTGAACCCATTCAGCTTCTTAAATTTAGGTGAAGAACTCCTACAATATTTCAATTTATCATTAGAAACATCCTCAATATTCTTCACCTCATTAAATAAATCAGGATAATAAGCCAGATTGATCGAAGGAATCAACATATCCGTAGTAACCAAACTCCCCTCACTATTATACTCATGGCGCTTAGTATAATACATCAAAGGGAAATTCTGCTTTCTGGGGTGGTATATAATCCCATCCTGCTGTTTGCCTCCCTGAATACTTTCCGGCGAAAAGAAATCAACCTCAATAAACCCATCCTCATGCACAGAAAGCAGCAAAAATAGTTCTCCTTCCATCTCAGCCCTAGCGCAGAACTTAGGAAAATTCTGGTACAAATCATTTCTAGGGTCCTCAGAAATCTCATCCAATATCGTCTGCAAATCAAAATGGGAACTATAGAACCCGAACCCCCACCCGGCCATACGGCCCATAATATCCCTAATATGGGAACTTATTTGGGGATTATCCATAGCTTTTTTACGGCATACCCGCTGCAGTTCCGACAAATCCAGGGCAGTTTCATCTTCCCTTCCATATATAGGGAACCCATCTTCGTCTACCTCCCGAACAGACGCCCTATCTCCACCATATATAGGAAAAGAAAAACTTTTCAACACCTCATCCGAAACACCCCTTAACTGTCCCGCTATTTTTTCATCCGCAATAGATAAACTCTCAAAATTTTCATCACTCATAAACCACTCCTTAATAACTGCTAATTCGTTCTGTTATCGGTTTTCTCCCAGCCACAAAAGTCCCAAAATACGGGGTAGTTTTTCTTTCCCTGAAGTCATCCACCCCGTATTCCCGGCCCCCATAAATACAACATCCAAGGGAAAATACACTATCATCCTGTATGCCCCCGTGTTCATTCTTCTGTGGACTGCCGTACCATCTTGTCTGGGGATCATAATCGAACATTTTTAATTCTTCTTCAAGTATATTCGGATTTTTTGTTCCGGGCACGTATATCCAGGGTGCTTTAAAACGGGAATGGCTTATACAGACATATAATTCGGAGAATATCTTCTTTTGGATTTCAAATGAGGGGAAAATAGCTTCAAAAGCAATATTTAATCCTTCACACCATGGAGCTAAATCCCAGGCTCCCCATCGTTCAGAGCATAACGTATCTACTCCATCGAACTCATAAAATATATTAGATAATTCCCGTTTAATTCCCTCCAAAGTAGCATCCTCAACCCAAGCCAAATGTAACAATAAATAGATGTATTCAGGAACCTTTCTATCTTCTATCATTCTTTGCGTCATCCCTCTACTATTTTTCATTCCCTTAGCCACCGCAGTTACAATTGTTCTAGCCTGTGGATTCTGTGCCATAGGATCGGAACGGTCAATCCCTGCATGTATGGACCAATCAGTATTATACAAATCTCCCAGCACTCCCAAATCCGCATTCCTGGCAATCCTGGGA